GGTGTCGCCCCAGACGGCCCGCTTCAGGGCCGAACAAAGGCGGTATTCCTCTTCCGTGCGGAGCCAGAGTTCCGGCGTCCGGATGCTGTGCTCCAGCAGGAACAGGTTGGTAAAATCCCTTACAAAGCCCGTTTCTTTTGCCTCGATGGGCCGGTTCAGCTGCTTCCATTTCCGGATGTCGAAGCGGTAATAAAGGTTTTCTTCCGTTCCTCTCCGGGGGCCGATCTCTGTGATAGCGCTCCGGCGGACGGCGCTGCATTTCGTGACTTCGCCGTAGTACCGGACGCCCGCCTGTGCGCCGAACACATACTGCGATTGGTAAAGGGCCACATAGCGGATAGGAAAATCACTGTCCTGCAGGCGCTCTGCCGGGATGTAATAAAAGCAGTGCTTCCGGCAAATATCCAGCTGCTGCGGGCTGCGCATAGTACCCACCAGTACATCCCGCACGGCCCAGTCCACTGCTTTCAGCTTCGCTTCCAGTTTCTCCATCTCGCCCGCCCCCTGCTGTGCTTTATTTTATTGTACCGTCTTTTCTGCCGGGAGGCAAGATGCAGATAAATAAAAAAATCCGTTGTCATCTGACAACGGATTTTTGAGTGGAGAATTAGGGACTCGAACCCCAGACCCCCTGCGTGTGATGCATGATGGCTTTTCGATTTTTAGAACGTTGATTCGTTAAATTGAAGCAATTTGCTACAGATCTGCTACAAACAGCAGTTTTTCGACTTGCATCAGTAACCTGTTTTTTATATTCTCACTGGCCAAACTTTCAACTCCTATACTCTCCCCTCGCCAAAAAAGTCTCAAATGTTTTGTGTGGTTTGATGATAGTATTTTCAGTTGACCTATGATACACTGAATTTTAAGGAGTTATTCAGTTGTACTGTGACTACTTATCTAAGCATTTTACGGACACCAAATCTTGCATACAAAAATGCGAAATCTGCTTTGAAATGGGGTATTTGCTTATGTTTAAAATCAACAATCTGGCAAATCAGACAAGTCACATCGTCACCGAACAGAAGGGTATCTTCTCCATTGTTGAGCACAATGTCGATTTCTCCGTAGCGCCTTGCAATGCAATGGAAGAATACTATATGAGCCAGATGAATGTCAAACGGAAACAGGCCATTGCCAATCTCAACGGAAAAGTTGGGCTTGTTCTCCAAGCGGGCGCAATGCAGTACATTGTTGGCAACGTGCAAGCAACCACCGGATTGAAGGGTGTTGGCGACTTCTTAGGCAAAATGGTAAAAAGTTCCGTCACAAAAGAAAGCGCAATCAAGCCGGAGTACGTCGGAACGGGTGTGCTCGTGACCGAACCCACCTATAAATATCTTCTGACCGAAAATGTCGGTGACTGGACAGGCGGTCTTGTAATGGAAGACGGCATGTTCCTGGCCTGTGAATCCACTGTCAAGCACGAGGTTCAGGCACGCTCCTCGCTTTCTTCTGCAGCACTCGGAAATGAAGGACTCTTCAATCTACGGCTTGCTGGCAATGGTGTATGTGTACTGGAAAGCAATGTTCCCCGTTCGGAAATCGTAGAAATCGACCTTCAAGACGACGTTTTAAAAATTGATGGCAGCTTTGCGATTTGCTGGTCCGGCAGTCTCAGCTTTACGGTTGAACGTTCCGGAAAAACCTTGCTTGGTTCTGCCGCATCCGGCGAGGGTCTGGTAAATGTTTATAAGGGAACTGGCAAAGTATGGCTTGCTCCATTAACGCCTTCTCAATCACTGGTTAGCGCAACGCATGCAAAAAATGCAAAGTAATTGACCACCTGTTCTTATTGCTTTCACTGTTTTACTTCTTTACAGCATCATCTTTGCAAAAAGCTCTTGGCCTTTAATATAGAGGTCAAGAGCTTTTTTGCTTGCCGCTGAACTTCTGCTTCAAAGATCGCGTTCAACTTAATTTTCAATCATCTACACTTTGCGTTTCAGATAATTCTTCCCAGTCTTCCGGGTTTCCACTCCTACGGAGATACTCATGCCCGCCATCGACTGCACACAATCCGCAAGAACAGAATTTGAAATCATGCACAGAGTATGCATGAAACATATAAAATAGGAAAAGCGTCAAAAATCATCTTGGCCAGCGCTCTTTTCTGGACATGAGTGGCGCGAATGGTACATGAGGATGCGTCTGGTACCAGTACGCTGTGGTAGCGACATCATCCTGACGTTCAAAAAGACCTCCGTGACTGGCACCAATCTGCTGCAGAGTTACCTTAAGGTCCTTCTCAAAAAGGATAGGATCAAGAAGGTGCCAGCGGTAGAAGCTGCGTTGTGGCATCTGATCATCATTGTGGTAATCATTATGAAGGAAGGTATCGTGGCTAGAGTAGTAAGGATAGCCAAGATACGGAGTACAGTACTGATTTTCAACGGTTTGGCCATTTTGCTGTGTTGCAAAGCTCCAGGCACCGCCGAAGTAATCTTCTGTTCCAGTTCCGCAAATGGTTGGATAATCCTTGTCTCCATCGATGTAGAATTTCATCTCACCCTCTCCGTACCAGTAGCGTTCGAGGCTGGTAAGCGCAAGATAAGTTCCAACGTACTGGCCTTTCCCTTTGATGTTGTCGAGGACAACGTAGTCTTTTGCCTTTTCCGTTATGCGCTGACGACGCCACTGGGCATGGAAATAGGCAGCATCCTCCGGAACCGTTGTCAGGCAATAGTCGATCTGATAAAAGAAGGCCGGAATCGGCTCATCACACTGATTTTCAATGGTAATACGGGCGTTTTTACGGAACGGCATCGGGAAATAGCTGTTGAAACCACGGGTCGGATTGACAGCAATCGGGACTGAGTTTACCTGGTAGGAAACACCGAAGCCGCAGCAGAAGAAATCGCCAAGCGGGCATTCAACGGATGGAAATTCTTCATCGTCCCAGTACATGCGCAGAACAAGATCCCGCAGAACATAACGGTTACGTTCACTGGTACGGTCTGTAACGGTGATCCAGATGTGCTGAATCATGCCTTCTCCCTGGATCTCACCAAGTGTTACGGTCTCTCCTGCTTCTATTTTCGGGATACACGGGGAACCTTTTCTGGACGGACCAAGATCGCTGGATGCCATGCCGCCTTTTCCTTTTTCTCCGTTCCGGTTTTCCCAGTTGATGGAACGGGACTGTCCGTTTTTCAGCCGGAAAATATTCTGTAAACCACAATCAAACATCATATATTCCTCCTACTCACAAATGAGCAACTGTCTTTTATGTTGAATTGAATTCATTCAAGCAATTCCGCTTAACAGGTACAGTCTCCACCCACGTTCCAGTGGATTCCTTGAAGGGGATTGCTTGCAAAGTTGTTATTATTGTACACTTTTATTTGTATAAAAGCAATGTGCTACTCCTGCAATGGGAACGCTCCCGGTTCCGACAATCCCTGCATTACCTGATACGGCATCTGTATCTACCAATGGTGTTGCAACGGCTGCAACTGTCGATGATAATCTTACCCAAATCTAATTATTCGACTAACACATTATTTTCTACTGTATGTAGTAAAATTTCAATCTATAACTTTCTCAAATCTCAAATTTTCACCCAGATATAATAATCATGATTCAAAGCCTCTGAGTCGAAAGACTCAGGGGCTTTTTCATGTCTGGAGGTGAGCATTTTGTTATTCCGCACCATCACTATCATTATTACCATCGTATTTTGAAGCACAGCTGCGCAGAAAGGAGAAAGCATTATGAACTTTTGGTCCGAAATCGTCAAAGAGGTTGGCACCGTCCTGGTGGAAGTCCTCGTCCGCATCGCTGAAGAAATGGAAAACAACAATTGATCACAGTACACTGAAAAGGAGATTTTACTATGCCCGCAAATGTTGAAACGATGTTCTCTGTCCGTGAGACACCTTGGCACGGCCTTGGCCGTATCATTATGGATGCCCCTGCAAGCCGTGAAGCCTTGGAACTAGCCGGTCTGGACTGGCAGGTGGAAAGCCGCAATATCTATTCCGGCACGGGTGCTATGATCCCCGGCTATCGCGCAAATGTCCGCAGCACTGATGATGCTGTTCTGGGTGTGGTATCCGACCGCTACCGCATTGTGCAGAACGAAGAAGCATTTCAGTTCACGGATGACCTGCTGGGTGAAGGTGTTACTTACGAAACTGCCGGTTCTTTGCAGGGCGGCAAGAAAGTCTGGATGCTGGCAAGGCTTCCGAGGAAATATCTTATCGCTGGAGATCAGGTAGTACCATATCTTGTGATCTTCAACAGTCATGACGGAAGTTCTGGTGTGAAAGTGGCCATGACTCCAATCCGTGTGGTCTGCCAGAACACGCTGAACCTTGCGCTGAATACCGCAAAGCGCAGCTGGACTGCACGCCACACCGAAAATGTTCTGCTCCGCGTGCAGGATGCCCGTGAGACCCTGCAGCTAGCCAGCAACTATATGGTTGAACTCGGCAACCGTGGCGAAGAGCTGGCTCGCATCGATTTATCCGATCACAAGGTGCAGGAGTTCATCAATGAGTTTTTCCCGATTTCTGAGGACCTGTCCGATTGCCAGCGGAAGAATAACCTGCGCTTGCAGGAAGATCTGAAGGCTCGCTATTATAACGCACCGGATCTGGAATGGGTCGGCAAAAACGGTTGGCGCTTTATCAACGCAGTCTCCGATTTTGCTACCCACGCAAATCCTCTCCGCAAGACCAAAAACTACAACGAGAACCTGTTCCTGCGCACCGCAGAGGGCAACCCCATGATTGACAAAGCCTACAAGATGGTGCTAGCAGCAGCATAAAGGAGTAAGCCATGAATGATGTAAATAACCGCATTTTCAAGGAATTCACGGAATTTTTTGACAACGTTGAGAAGAGTGCTTCTGAAATCAGCGTTACCATGGCTTATGAGATCACGATGAAAAGTACCATCAGCACCGCCATTATTGTTTTGGAATCCGAGGGCAGACTGGAAGAGCGCTACTGGAACCATCTCAGGGTGCAAAATAATATTCTGGATTTTCTTTATGACCTGTGGGTTGGCTCTTGCCATTCGTTAGCTGCCGACTTTTCCACCATCATGAAAGACTTGGTGGAATATGACTTCATTCTTGCCGAATCTATTATGAAAGAAAGGATGCAAAGCGCATGAAAAGATTGATTTCAACTTTGAACCTGTCCAAAGAAGATTGGCTCCGTTATCGCAAATGCGGCATTACCGGCACGGATGCCGGGGCTATCCTTGGCCTGAATCCCTATCGTTCTGCATTTCAGATTTACCACGATAAAATCAGCGATACCACTGAAAATATCGACAACGAAGCCATGCGGCAGGGCCGTGATTTGGAGGATTATGTAGCACAACGCTTCACCGAGGCCACCGGTCTGAAGGTACGCCGAGCAAATGCCATTTACCAGAGTGAGGAACATCCACTGCTTCTGGCAGATTTTGACCGCCTGATCGTTGGGCAGAAAGCCGGGTTGGAGTGCAAAACGGTCTCGCCGTTTTCTGCGGATAAGTGGGCAGATGGCAAAATCCCTGCACATTACATGGCTCAGGTCAATCACTATCTGGCTGTCAGCGGTTTTGACTGCTGGTACATTGCTGCTCTGATTTTCGGGAAAGAACTGGTGATTCACAAGATCACAACCGACAAAGAAGTTCTGAACAACCTCATTGCCAGAGAAGAGCACTTCTGGAAATACAACGTAATGCCCGAAATTCCGCCTGTACCTACCGGAAGCGAGGGGGATACACAGCAGATCAATCAGCTGTACTCTGCAGATGATCGAAACAAAACTGCCGATCTGAATCCCATCCGCAACTTGTTGGATAAGCGACAGGAGCTTTCCACCCAAATCGAGCAGATGGAACAGGAGAAAACGGCTATCGAGCAACAGGTCAAGCTGCAAATGCAGGATGCCGCTTATGGCACAGCACCGGGCTATAAGGTATCGTGGGTATCCTCCGAAAGTAAACGGGTAGACTCCCAGCGTTTGAAGAAAGAACAGCCCGATATTTTCAATCGGTACAGCAAGAATGTAAGCAGCCGCAGGTTTACCATTATCCATGCAGCATGATTTTTGTATGTCTGCTGGCATACAAAATTGCCTGTTTTTCCAATTTTGTTTAGTACGGCAATACAAAATTGCCCGTTTCTCTAACTTTGTTTAGTACAGCAATACAAAACCCGGCGCAGCAATTCATTTGTTGCGCCGGGTTTTTATCAGAAAGGATGCTATCATGGAAAATCCATTCGTAAAATTATTTGCTATTGACTTCAAAGATCATCTGGAAGTCAAAAAGTCCGGCAACACGGAACTGAAATATGTAAGCTGGGCGTATGCCTGGGCGGAGGTGAAAAAGCTGTATCCTTCTGCCAGCTATGAGGTCAAGAAATTCAACGGCCTGCCCTATGTTTATGATCCCATAACCGGCTTCATGGTGTACACCTCGGTCACGATTGAGGGCGTTTCGCACGAAATGTGGCTGCCTGTACTGGATGGCGCAAACAAAGCCATGAAAGCTGTGCCTTACACCTATACCACCCCGAAATGGGACTACAATCCTCAGACCCGCCGCCGTGAAAAGGTCGGCATGGAAGAGCGCACCGTAGAAGCAGCATCCATGTTCGATGTGAACAAGGCTATCATGCGGTGCTTAGTGAAGAACCTTGCTATGTTTGGTCTGGGCCTGTACGTTTATGCCGGAGAGGATTTACCGGAAGATGCCGCACCGCAGCCGGAGGCAGAACCGCAAAAGCAGCCGAAACCGAGACCCGCTGCCCCGAAGCAGGAACAGCCGCCTGTGCCCTGCATCTGTGCCCGGTGCAACCAGCCCATCAAGAGGGTCAAGCTGAAGGATGGCTCCATCATGCAGGCCGCAGAGTTTGCCGCTACCCATGAGGGAATGTGCGCCGACTGCTACAAAGCCACCAGATTGAACGTAGCATAATAAAACTGCTCTATTTCGATGTCACTTGATTCTTGTATGATTCTATATTTCATGGTACACTTACAGTAGTGAGTTCTGAAAGCTCTCCTCTGTGAGCGGAAAGGAGCATTGCATGAAAGATTTAATGTTTCCTGTTGGAATCTCGAATTTTGAGAAGATTCGAGAAGGCGGGTATTATTATATCGACAAGACCAATCTGATTTCTGAACTTCTTAGCGGAGGTATCGCTGAAGTAACATTGATTACTCGTCCTCGCCGTTTCGGAAAATCCCTTGGTATGAGCACTCTCGCAAATTTTCTGGACATCCGCAAAGACAGCAAGCAACTGTTTGAGGGATTGGCGATCTCCAAAAATACAGAGCTTTGCAAAAAATGGATGAACCAGTGTCCTGTGGTATTTTTCTCTTTCAAGGATACGGACGGTCTGACCTTTGAAAGTGCCTATGGAATGCTGTGCATGAAGCTGGCATTTGCATTTCAGGATTATCAGTTTCTTTTGGATGACGATGCTATTTCCGACGATGACAAAGGCATCTTTAAGCGGATTCTGGGACGCACTGCATCCATGGATGAAACCAAAAGCTGCTTTTTGCTGTTGACCCGGATGCTGGAAATCCATTTCAAAAAGTCGGCGGTCGTCATTCTGGATGAGTATGATGTTCCCATTGCAAAAGCCAGCAGCAACGGATATTATTCGCAGATGCTGGACGTGATGCGGGCTATGATGAGCACCACGCTCAAAGACAATACTTCGCTTGACTTTGCTGTTGTTACCGGCTGCCTGAAAATTGCCAAAGAAAGCATTTTTACCGGGACGAACAATTTCGTTTCGGATACGATTCTTTCTCCCCGGTTGAGCGAATCCTTTGGTTTTACACAGGCAGATGTAGATCAAATGCTGAAAGATGCTGATCTTGAATCGCAGTCTGCTGAAATCAAGGCATGGTACGACGGTTATCATTTTGGCGATGCAGACATTTATTGTCCGTGGGACGTAATCAGTTATCTGCGAGATTTCCAGTATGGTGTAGCACAGAAGCCGAAAAGCTATTGGAAAAACACCAGTGATAACGCCATCATCCGTTCTTTCATCGACTATGCAGGTGACAATATCACCACGAAGCTCGAAACGCTGATGGCTGGCGGCTCCATTGTCCAGCATATTGAAGAAAACCTGACCTACGATTATCTACACTCCTCTGAGGAAAATCTTTGGAGTGTGCTGTATCTGACAGGCTATCTGACCAAGGTGCGGGATAAGAATCTGACAGATTCGCTGCCGGATGGCTGCTCTGCTCTGATGATTCCAAATGCAGAGATTCGGGAAATTTTTGAAACCACTGTAAGCAAATGGTTTGACGACAGTGCAAGGGCATGGAACCGCAGCCCGTTGTTTGATGCAGTCTGGAGCGGAAACAGCGAAGCTCTGACAAAAGAAATGACCAAGCTGCTGCGCATGACCATCAGCTACCATGACTATCGGGAAGATTTTTACCACGCTTTCCTTGCAGGCATCTTTACTGGTGCTGGCTATGTGGTGGAATCCAACAAAGAGCACGGCGAGGGTCGCAGCGATGTTATTGTAAAGGATATCCGCAATGGCCGTGTGGCAATTTTTGAAGCCAAGTATGCCAAAACTCTGGATGCTCTGCCGGATGCCTGTGATACTGCCATTCAGCAGATCAATGACCGGATGTATGCGGCGGACTTCCGGGATGACTATGATGACATCCTCTGCTATGGCATCGCGTTCTTCAAGAAGCGCTGCATGGTACGCAAAAAATAAAAACTGTACTGGAGGCCCACGCAATATGTGCGATGTGCTTGATAAAGTGGAAAACAAAGGAAAAGCTGAAGGTAAAATCGAAGGCAAGAATCAAATGGCACTTCTTGTTAAGAAGCTCCTCGACCAGAGCCGCATTGAAGATGTTAAGCGGGCTTCTGAAGACGAAGCATACCGTGACAAGCTTATGAAAGAGCTTGGCATCAACTAAACTGTATATGACTTAGGGGGAGTATCTTCGGATGCTCCCCTTCACTTTTTACAGGACAATCCATTTGGATTGTCCTGTTTTTATTTGGAGATACACAATGGAAGAACAAAAAATCAAAGTCCTTGCGCTCCTGCCAATGGAGTTGCCAAAGGAGATCGAACTGGACAACACGCTTGAAGCCATGCAGAACTTTGTAGGCGGGCTGATCGAATGCATCACATTGAGTGACACCGGTTCAGAGGTCACACTGGTCTGCAACGATGAAGGCAAGCTGCTTGGCCTGCCGCTCAATCGTCCGCTGTGGGATGGAGCCGATGTTCTTGCCGGGCCGGGATT